TTCTAAAGGTAAATTTTTACGAGGAACTTTTGGTGCAGCTTTAAAAGAATTTTGGGAGTCACCTGATTATGATAAAGATTTGTTTAAAGATGGATTAAGAATAGCAAAAGAAAATAAAAAAGATTTTAACCTCACTAAAAAAGAAGAGAAATTTTGGGCAGCTATATTTGCAGAACATGACTTAATACATTTATTTTTTGATCTTAAAAACACTACTATGGGAGAACTTTCTGTTATAAGTTTCACTATTGCTAAAAGTTTTCGCAGAAGTTTTTTTACAATAATCTTTTTTGCTTTAGTTGGTGCCGTTCTAGAGTTCTTAAAACAACCTATTGGGTTAGCTGTATTAAAACGGAGAGTAAAAGAAGTACACTCAATAAAACTACAGCATTATGATATTCTTAAAGTAGTGTGGAAAGCATATAGAAATGGTAAAAGATGTCCTTGGATGCTGTCAATAAATTGGCACGATAGATTGCATGAGCCATTGCACATAGTTAAAGAAGAATTAGGGCTTGATGTAAATGCTAATTTTGAATTTTATTATCATGTGGAAAAAGAAATGGCTAAGGTTAATTGGTGGAAAGAGTATGGGAAAAGAACTGCATACCAACAACAAATATTAGTAAACAGACTAGTGGAAAATAAAGGGGTACCTTTTAAAATACTACCTTAATTATGTGGAAATATTTTAGCGAAGACGAACTCAAGTGTAAGCATACTGGGATATGTAAAATGGACCCAGAGTTTATGGAAACTCTTGAAAAAATACGTGAAGAAGTAGGAATTCCGTTTATAATAACAAGTGCCTATAGAGATCCAACGCATCCTATAGAAGCAAGAAAATCACAACCGGGAGCTCACGCAAGTGGCAAGGCTGTAGACATACTCATTCGGGGCGCGGACGCCTTAAGGTGTATAGAAGTAGCGTTAAAACATGGTATAACCGGGCTTGGTGTGAAACAACATGGCGACTCTAGATTTATACATCTAGACACTTTAGAAGCTACTAGCACCAGACCAAGACCTTGGGTTTGGAGTTATGAGTGATTCGCAAGAGCAAAGACTAGAGAAAATAGAAGAAAAACTCGACCGACTAGCAGACGCAGTTGTGTCTATTGCTCGTATTGAAGAACGAGTAGCTACCGTGTTAAGGCAAAACGATAGGTTCTTTATTAGAATGGATAAGATAGAACAACGTTTAGAAGACGTAGAGTCACAATCCGATGTCAATTCTAATACAGGACGGTTCATAGAGAGATTTATGTGGATTGTCGTAGCCGCAGGAATAGGATTATTAGTATATTTTTTACGCACATAGGAGGTATTTATGGCGGATCCAATAACAAACTCAGTAGTAGGTATTGCTGGCAGCGTTTTAAACAAGTTCGTTGCTGACAAAAACCTGAAGATGAAGCTTGAGCATGAACTCAAGACACAATTGCAAACAGCTAATCTTTCACAGATTGAGGTAAATAAAATCGAAGCAGCCAGTAAAAACTGGTTTGTGGCGGGCTGGCGCCCGTCTGTAGGTTGGGGTTGCTCAGTTGCAATGATGGTACATTTTATTGTGTTACCTGTAGGTGAATGGATTGCTGCATTGTCTGGTGTAAAAGTAGATATGCCAGAGTTTGATTTTACTCAACTATCTACCATACTTATGGCTATGCTTGGTATGGCAGGACTTAGAACTTTTGAGAAACAAAAGAAAGTAGCTAGAGGGGACGACTAGTATATGGCTTATTTTAAGTTAAAAACATTCAAGGGTATGGCGCCAAAAATAAATAATCGCCTACTTCAAGAAGATATGGCAATGACTGTTAGAAATGCTAATCTTGAGTCAGGTCATTTAAAACCTTTAAGTATTAATGGAGAACCTGCTGATTTAGTTGGCAACGAGGTTCAAACTTACTATAAATATAAGTTTGGCGGTACTACTTATAATCTTGAGTTTAATGAGGATGTAGATGTAGTTCCCGGTCCAATAGCAGATGATGCTTTTGACCGTTTGTATTGGACAGGCCAAACTACAGAATCTCTAGATGGACCTAATGGTGGAGGAAACAATCAGAATGTTGGTGGATTCCCCCGTATGGCAAGTTCTACAGAAATTACTACATTAGGTACAGGACCCTTTGCATACCCACGTGGTAGGTTTAGATTGGGCATTGAAAAACCACTCAAGACACCAGTAGCTCAGACTCCTACTGGTACAGATGATGGTACTCAGATTAAATACAGCACTGCTTATGTATATACCTATGTAACTCCGTTTGGAGAAGAAGGTCCACCTTCAGCTGCATCTAATGTGGTAACAAAAGTAGATGGTCAAACTGTTTTAGTAACTAACATAGGAGCGGTTCCAAGAAAATCGGAGACTAGTTGGGGTGCAAGAGCCCCTATAGGGGCTACGGTTTCTACGACTAGTGGAAGCCCAACTTTAACAGTCACTCATGATGGCTCCTTCACCCTTAATGTTGGGAATCCTGTAGCATTAGAATTTTTTGGTGCTGTTGGTGGTATTCCTGCAGATGCTATAAATTCAACTTTTAACATAGCAACAGTAATTAATAATACAACTTTTACAGTTACTTCAAATCCTTCAACAAATGCTACCTCAACTGCAACTTCATCAAGCGGAATTCTTGGATTAGATTTTCATGGAACTAAACGTATTTATCGTTCTAACACTGGGTCTAATACTACTGACTTTCAATTCGTAGCAGAGATACCAATGACTGATAATGGTTATTCAGACTCTAAAAACAACGACCAATTAGGAGAAGTAATACCATCTACTTTTTGGGTAGCCCCACCAGATGAAGACCCCACAACTTACCCTAACGGGCCAATGCAGGGGTTAACTGCTATTGGTAATGGTATTTTTGCTGGGTTTAGTGGTAAACGACTTTGTTTCTCTGAACCTTTTCTACCACACGCTTGGCCTATTGCGTATCGTGTAACACTTGAAGATGAGATCGTAGGTATATCTATGGCAGGTAATGTGTTGTTCATAGGTACAAAAGGTACAAATTATATAGCAGCAGGTACAGACCCACAGGCAATGTCTATTCAAAAACTAGAAGCAGCCGAACCCTTATTACATAAAAAAAGTTTAGTAGATATGGGAGGTTATTGTTTATATTCAGGACCAGATGGACTAATAGGAGTTGAAAATGGAAAAGTTACAAATGTTACTGAAGAATTAATTCCGGGAAAGCTATGGAATACTACAGGCACCGGCGGCTATATGGCTAGAGCAGGAGCTAGGCACGAAAATAAATATATTGGAAAAATGGCTTCAGACGGTAGTAATCGTAATACAAATAACTCTCAATGTTTTTCACTCGAGATTGGAGCTGGTTTAAATAGCTTTACTATAATAGACAATGTAGTAAGCGACCTTGATAGCACTCGAAGAAATTTTAGAGGTTTTTTTACTGACCCAGATACTAATCGATTATCTGTTGTAAAAGGTGGACAAAATGTAAATGGAGTTGATACCACAAGTACAAACTGCCAAGTAGAAGAATTTGATACATTCAGTGACACTTGGCGTGCTACACAAGGTGGACAAAATATTATAGCTCTATATGACCCTGACGAAACAAAAAGAGAGCTTACATGGCAATCTAAAGAAATTGTTTTAGAAAAGCCAACTAGTATGGCTTTCGTAAAAGTAGTGTGTAATACCTACGATCATGGCGGAGTAAATATAAAGGTATTTGGTAAAGAGGCTTCGAATGTAGATAATAGTGGACATACAATAGCAGACGCTTTTCAGATATTAAACGCTACAATCGTAGAAAGTGGGGGCCAACTTCAAGTTTCAGGGACGACTAGTATTGGTAATACTAATAACCCACAAAGTTTTCCTACTTCGGTTATTGCAGAACCTATTTTACGTTTACCTAGGGGGCTATTTAAAGAGTACAGTGTAACGGTTTCTACTCATAACGAGGTACACGAAATCTGTTTAGCAGAATCTATGGCTGAATTGAGGGCTTTATAATGGCTACATCTGGCAGTAAACCACCTTCTCTACCACCTTTACCAACTGACTTAGACCCACAACTAAGAAACTATCTTAAACAAGTAGACACACATTTAAAGGTAAAAGCAGGCGATTCAGGTAATCCAAAAGACCGTAATCTTACTCTTAGAGATTTAGAAGAGAGTGGTATTGTATCTAGTGCTCCTACAGTAAATGATTTTAGTATTACAGCTGGAGACCCTACTGTTAAATTTGTTGCACCTAACCAGTTAATTACTGAACAAGTAGGGGAAGAAAACACCTCTAAAAAGTTTAGTAAAACAGGAATTATTTTCGCAAGTGAGTTTAACTCTAGTACTAATGTTGGCAGTGCTCAACATTCTGGCTTAACTAATTTTAATTTTTTATTTAATAGTTCGGGTAGTTTTGGGTACCCTAATAATCATATGGTGGGCAGCCATCCCAGTAGTGGTTTTAAATATCAATTATTTTCTAACTTAACTTCTTCTTTTTCCTTTAAGACTCCGGTGCATGCAAGAGGTGGTAAAAAGCCTTATTTAATAAGTTTTAGTGGTGATAAAGCTGGCTCCGTCAGTTCAACAACTCCTATAGATATAGTTGTTGTGCATGTACTATTGTTGTCTGGCGCCCTTAGTAGTTCAACGCACAGCGGCAATCCCGGAGTTTATAATACCGTTAGCGGCACTAACTTACAGCCAAATGAGGGTGAGTTTCAAATAAGCCGAAGAGTTGTTGCAGGCGGAGGACAAGCTGCGGCAGCTTTTTTACCTATGAACGTTGAGACTGTTGTAGAGTTACGTGAACAACAAGAGTATATAATACATACTGGAGTTGGTATGATTGGGGTTACAGGTACTCAATCTATAGAAGAAATGCAATATACAGTACAAGGATTAACAACATGAAAATGTATTCATACGATAGTCGTAGAGATGACAACCCTGTTAACGATCCATTAGCTAATCTTAGGGCTGGTAGGGATTATGTATTAAGCAGAACAGATTGGACTCAGTCTCCAGATAGCCCGTTATCAGATGAAAAAAAAGCAGAATGGGCTACTTTTAGGCAGAAATTAAGGGATTTACCTACAACTTATAATGAAGTAACAGGAGAATGTGATTGGCCTGTAGCCCCTGATTAAATGTATGATATGACCATGTTTGAACTTACGTTAAATGATTTTTACATTGAGTTCCTAGGGTTTGTACTAACTCTATTGGTTGGTTTAGCTGTAAAAGATTGGGCAGTAGGCTTTGTAAAAGGCGCTACTTTTCGTTTGACGTCATCATTTAAAGAAGGTGATAAAGTAATTTTAGATGGTGATACCGCACTTATTATAAAAGTAGGGTTTGCCCAAACAGTATTTGGTGTGTACAACGACGACGGTTACACGTGGCGTTATATATCAAACCAAAAGATTGATACATTAAAGCTAGAAAAGATTGTAGACTCTGAGCTACATGCTGATACAGCTGAGGAGAAAGCACAAAAATTAAGGTCTTTTTTGAAGGAAGACGATTAAATTGTTAAAATACTAACGAGGTGTAACATGAGTGCAACTAGAAAAATGACAGATAAAGGTGAAGGTAAGATTGGGGATATGAAAACCCAAGAAAAAAGACTTGAGCCTAGAGGTAGTGGCAATAGTGCTAATGACTTTCCGGATTTAAATAAGGATGGTCAAATTACTATGGCTGATATTTTAAAAGGTAGAGGCGTTATAAAATAATGCCTAGAACTAGAAAGAAACCTTCAATGAAGCTTAAGAAGGAGAAACTTACTAAGCGTCAAGAAGGAGCTATGAAGCGTCATTCTAAGCATCATACGGCAAAACATATGAAATATATGAAACGTAGAATGCTTATGGGTGATACATTTAGACAAGCGCACAAGAAGGCGCAAAAACAGGTAGGTACTTAATGCAAAATTC